AGCAAGAGGTATTATTAGACCAGAACAATTTGTACAGGTTACACAACATTTGGGTGAGATGTCAAAACAGGCTGGGTTTAGTTTAGATGAAATGCTAGCTTTATCCGTTGTTGTTACAGATTTAGGTAGTAAAGCTGGGAGTGCTTCTCGTTCATTACGTGGTATGATGGAAAGCTTAATGAAGCCTAGGAATTTGGAAGCATTAAGTAAACTTGGTATTACCATAGATAAGAATAGAACGTTAGCTTCACAGTTTATACCTACAATGCAAGCTTTGAGGAAAGCTTTAGGGGATACTGCTGAAGGTTCAGGAAAATCAGTTGGGGCTTTATCATTACTATCACAAATATTCCCAGTAGAACGTGTTAAGTCAGTAACAGCTGCAATGGATTTTCTTGACAAGTATGTATTATTAACGAAGGATATTGGTTCTGCACAAGGTGGTTTAGAATCATCATCTAGTGCAATGGCTAGTACTATGGAAAAACAGTTAGTACTACTAAAAAATAGATTAAATGAACTTTCTAAATCTATACTTGATTCTACTGGAAATGTAAAAGTTTTTATTGAAATCTTAAACCAATTACTGTTAGGTGCATTATTATCTGTAGGAGATAAGGCGGTAGTAGCTGGAAAATATGTTGAAGATTTAAGTGATGCTGGCAAAACAGCTTTTGTTGTATTTTCAGCATTAAGTGGTGTTTTTAATACCTTTAAAGTAATATTGATGATTATAGCCTCTTTTGTTAAAGCTTTATTGACACCATTTACGGCATTAATTGATTTACTAGCTGGTACTGGTGAAGGGATAAAAGCTGTAACAACGCTCTTAACAGGTTTATTTTTGGGGTCTATTGCTATTACTTTAACAAAAGTTTCTTTTTTAGCTACTGGTTTTAAAAACTTGATAGCATTTATATCACTTATACCTCATGCTTTAACTTCTGTATCTAACGCTTTATCTTTATTTGCTACTAAAAATTTTAAGATATTAGCTATATTTTTGGCTATAGCTGGGGCTACTACTCTTATAGAAAGACTAAACGCTAAGGCAAATGCTCCAATAATAGAAGGAGAGAAAGAAACATCTAGACTGTTAGAAAATTTGGGGAAAGCACCAGAAGGTGGGTGGGATTCTGAAAGTTTGAGAATAGCGGCAGAAAATACCCGTAAAGAATTAGAAGCTTCTAGAGTACCACAATCTGAACTTAGCCAATACAATATATTTAAGGAGCCTGAAAAACATTACCCCACTGCTTTAAAAAATAGATTAGCTAGGGAAAAAGAATTAGAAAAAAGGGCAGAAGCATTTGAAGAACGGTATACAACAACATTAGTTGATGAGAGAAGTAAACAGCAAGTTAAGGCAGCTATGGAATTAAGTAAAGATGATAAGAAATTATATGGTAAACGTGATTTTACACAGCTAAAGAAGGACGCAACAAATCAATTAAAGTTAATTGCAGATAGAGAAAAAGAAGCTAACTTAATCTTAGAAAGTTCGCATAAATTAGGGTTAATTGGTGATGAAAATTATCAAAGACAAAAATTAGCAAATATTGAAAAGTTTACACAGGAGAAAATAAATGTAGAACAGAAATTATTAGATAAGTTTGAAGAAGGTGGTGAAATTTATAAGAAGTACCAAGATGATTTAAAGAAATTAAGAGCACAAAAAGGGTCACAAGACGCTATTGATGCTTTAAATAGAGATTTTGAAAATGAAAAGAATGAAGTTAAAGCTAGACTTGCTGAACTGAAAATTCTTAAAGAAGAGGGTATGGTTAATGCAGAAACTGAAATAACACAAATTTTAAGAACTGTAATTAAAGAAAGACATGATTTTGAAATAAATGAAGAATTGAAAAAACAAAAAACAATATTAGATATAAGACAAGTAATGCGTGAAAAAGAAGAAGAAATGAATAAATGGCTATATGATAAGGGTTTAATGTCTGCTAGGGCTTATTATAATGCTAGATTAAATAGTTTAAATCAAGAATTAGATGATGAATTAAAATTAATAGAAATTGAAAAAAATAAAGAAATTGACTTACAAAATAGTATTATAGAAAAATCTGGTGGATGGGTGTCTAGTGATTGGGAAGATAGCCTTGAAGGTCAAACACAAGAGGTTAGAAATGCTTACTATGCAAGAAAGGTAGCGATAGAAAATGCCAATAGGTCTATTGAAATATCACAAGCAAAACATTCTAAAAAGTTACAAGCTCTTGAATTAGATAGGAAAGACTCTATAAAAGCTATTTATGATGATAGAGGAATTTCTGGTGTAATTGGTAAAGCTTTTGAAGATTTAGACACTGAATGGTCTAATATTGGGCAACATATCTATGATACTACTAAAAATATAATAACTAATATGGAAAATTCATTTGCAGACTTTTTTGATTATATGTCAGAAGGTTTTATGGACTTTGAAAACTTGGCTAAGAATGTTTTACATACTATTTATATGGAATTGTTAAAGAATATACTTCTTAAACAAGTTTTAGGTGGTGTTTTAGGTAGTGTGACGTGGCAAGGTGGGTTTGGTGGGTTTTTATCAGGATTACTTCCAGGAAAAGCATCAGGTGGGTTTGTTTCATTAAATACCCCCTATATAGTTGGTGAAGCTGGTCCTGAGTTATTTATACCTAACGCTAGTGGTAATATTATACCAAATAATAGATTAGGAACTTCAATGGAAGCTCCTACATTAATAGTTAATGTTGAAAATAAAACTGGAGCACAAGTTAAAGCTACTCAAAGTCCTCCACAATTTGATGGTAAAAAATGGGTTAGGACTGTCATGCTGGAATTAGCTAATTCTGATATGGCGGTTAGGTCTAGATATGGGGTAAGATAGGAGATATAATATGCCTACATTTCCAACATTAAATATGCTTCCAACATTCCCTTTAGATGAACAAAGAGAAGATGCAACTATTCGTTCTTCATTTGAAGCTGGGTATGAGCATACAAGACCACGATTTACTAAAGTAAGATATACATGGAATATAAAATATAATCTTTTGCCCTCTGCTGATAAAGTGGCATTAGAAGAATTTGTTACTACAGTAAGAGAGGGAGCAGATTCATTTACTTGGACAAATCCCGTTGATAATGTATCCCACACTGTTAGATTTTCACAAATACCTAAATATAGTTGTACTCTTAAAAACTCGGATGATTCATATTTTGATTGTGATTTTCAGTTAAGGAGTGTTTAATGGATAATTCTTTAATTTTAGAAAAAAATAAATTATCTTCTACTACTCCCTGGTTAATACTTCTTGAAGTAACTATACCGTCAACACCTGCTGTTACTTTATATTTAGTTAGAAATACAGAAGACATAACATATAATAGTCAAACATATACAGCATTCCCATTTGATTTAGATGTTTCAAAACAAGTATCAAAAGGTGATATTCCTACAATAGAATTAAAAGTTAGCAATGTGACTAGGACACTTCAAGCATACCTTGAAGATTATAACGGGCTTATTGATAATTCAATAACAATTAGAGTGGTTGCTAAACCAGAAGGAGAATCAGAATATTTAGAAGCTGAAAGTTGGACGCATGATATATTAGCTGTTCATGCTGATGCTGAATACGTCTATTTTACTTTAGGTGCTCCTAATCCTTTGTCTAAAAGATTTCCTTTGTATAGATATATTGCTCATAGTTGTAGATTTACTTTTAGAAAGAATTCCTCTGTAGTTGCTCCTGAATGTGGGTATACTGGTAATGATTCTGCAACTACATGGCAGCCATCTACACTTTATGCTGTTGGTGCAATAGTAGTTCCTACTACTCCAAATGGACATTATTATAGATGTACAACTGGTGGAATTTCTTACGGCGTTGAGCCTACTTGGCCTACTGTAATAGGAAGAAGTGTTATAGACAACGGTGCAGTGTGGGTAGAAAATTACTGTAAAAAGACATTACAAAATTGTCAAGATTTAGGTAATTCAAAGAGATTTGGGGGATTTCCTGGTTTGGGTTCAGGAGGAATTAGATTGTGTTAGACGATTTGATTGGTGTCCCATACGAAAAACACGGTAGAACAGTAAAAGGATTAGACTGTTATGGTCTTGTTCAAGTAATATATGATAGACTTGGGCAAGAATTACCTAATTTTCCTGATGATTATATGGAATTGGTAGATATACATACAACTATTAATAAGAACAAATCGAAGTTTATAGAATTAGAAAAACCTGAACCATTTTGTATTGTTACATTTTCAATTATTCCTCCATATGTAACTCATTTGGGTGTTGTATTGGAAGATTGTAAGAGATTTATTCACATTATGGAAAAGAGAAATGTTACTATTGAAAAATTAGATAAGTGGCAGAAACGTCTTAGAGGATTTTATAAATGGGCGAAATAAAACTAATAAAGATTCAACATCCATTTAACAGACAAAAAAGAACTGAGGAAGTCGTTGACTATAATCATGAAAATCTTCAAGTCATAAGAGATACTTATTTTCCTAAAGATATAAATGTCATTGTTTCTGTAAATGGTGGTGTTGTTTCACAAGAAAATTTAAAGTTTGTTACGTTAAAGGCTGGTGATGAAGTTGTCTTTCTTCCTGAAATAGTTGGTGGAGGTGGAGATATACTTAGAGCTGTTGCTATGTTAGCTGTAATGGCTATAGCTATATACGCTCCTGTTGCCGCCGGGCTTTATACCACCACAACTGTATTTGGTGGTACTTTAGAAATGGCATTTGCAACACAAGTTTTTAGTGGACTAACCTTAGCTGGTTCATTAATGTCGGCTGGTATTATGTTAGCTGGTGGTTATTTGATAAATGCTTTACTACCAGCTCCAGTTCCAGACATTGATACTTATAGCGGTAGTAGTTTTGATAATTCTAATACATATTCTTGGAATCCTGTAACAAGACAACAACAAGGATTAGTTATTCCTAAATTTTACGGATTAATTCCTGTATATGGCAATGTTATATCAACATATACCGAAAATATTTCTGAGAAAAATTATGTAAATGTATTGTTGAATATGGGGCAGGGACCTATAAACAGACTTTATGACTTTTACCTTAACGACCAACCTATAACTGGATTAACAGGGGTTGATATTTATACACGATATGGTTTTATAAATCAATCTGTTATTCCTAATTTTAATGATACAAAAGCTGAATATACAACTAATGTAAAATGCACATATAACACACCATATGTATATGAAACAACTGGAAATGCTTTTGATGGGTTAGAAGTAGATATAACGTTCCCAAGAGGTTTATATTACGCCAATGACCAAGGAGGCTTAAGTCCAGTATCAGTAGACATTAGAGTTGAAATCAGAAAAAAAGGAACAACTGATTGGACTAGTATATCAAAACAATCAATAACAACAGCACGGACTGTTGATAGAGGCTATTGGGTATGTGGTTGGTGGAATCAAGAATATGGGTACGAAAGACAACCAACAGGGAGGAGTATATTTTATCCTTATTTTACAGGTTCATCAAATCCTGCTGACCATTACGAAGGTGAATATCATTCAACTTCTTATTCCATGGATGCTTCTGGCTATTCTTCTTATACTGCTTTGTATTGGCATTGGATATCCCAATTAGACACAGAATATGCTGAAGAAGTTGTATTCTATACAACTGTTACTGATGCTAAAAATTCAGCAATAATTAAAACATTTAAATCAGAAAGTAATTTATCTCACGGCACGTATGAAGTAAGAGTTACACGATTAACAGCAGATTACAGCAATGCAAGATACGGCGCAGACTCTTATCTTACAGCAGTTCGTGAAGTGGTTACAGATGATTTTCAGTACCCACGTTCTGTTTTGGTTGGAGTAAAAGCACTTGCTACAGACCAATTGTCAGGAAGTCTTAAATTCAGATGTATGCAGGAAGGTTCATTAATTCGATATTATGATGGAAATGATTGGCAAATAGGATATAATAACAATCCAGCTTGGGTGTGTTATGACATTTTAACTCAACCTTTATTTGCCGACCCAGATGAAGTTGTTGGAACCGATGGGTTGAATTATAGATGTATATTAGACCATACAGCAAGTTCGTCAAATGAACCAGTCACAGGAGCAAATTATGCTACTTATTGGCAACAGACAGGTGACCAGGGGAAAACTTGGGTCATAGATACAGCTTATAAAACGTGGAGTCCGATTGCTTTAAGATATGATGGAATAAATCCAGCAAGATTAGACACTGTATCATTTAAAGAATGGGCTGACTGGTGTGATGAATTAGTTCTAAGTGGTAAATCTTCTACTAATTTAGATTCAGGGACTGTTACTTCAGCAACTACTACTACTTTAACTGATTCTACAAAGACCTGGACATATGAAGCATGGGTAGAAAAAGTTGTAGAAATAATAA